ATATATATTACTCAGCAAAGGAGTCCATAGACAAACTTGTAGATGCACTTAAGTATGTCGTTAGGTATAATTTGTAATGGGAAGAAATATAGTAAAGAACTTAAAGTTTAAAAAGCACACAGGAAAGTTCTTTGACCCTGAAGGCTTTGCAGAAATGCTTGATGAGTCCTACAGGAATACCAAAAGAGCTGATGGAGAAATGACAAAGAAATCATTTAGCCCAAGCTCGCTTGGATATGGTCATGGAACCTGCCCAAGATATTGGTACATGGCGTTTTCAGGAGCAGTATTTATTGATAACAATGATGCCGTTGCTGTTGCTAATATGGCTCAGGGAACTCAGGCTCATGAAAGACTTCAGAATCTAATTAAAACAATGCCACAGTGGGTTGCAGAAGAAGAAGAGATTATTAACGAGTATCCGCCAATCCGTGGCTTCATAGACTTGATCATGGAGTACGATGGCGAAACCGTTATAGGCGAAATCAAAACAGCTAAGCAGGAAGTGTGGGATGCAAGGCAGGCAGAGATGAGCCCATCAGCAAACCACCTGCTACAGCTTTTAACATACATGAAGCTTAAGGATGCTAAAGAAGGATTCTTCCTTTATGAGAATAAAAATACTCAAGAGATTCTTATCATTCCAGTTGTAATGAACGATAAAAATAAGAAGATTATTGAAGATACATTTATCTGGATGAGAGAAGTTTGGGATAACTTTAAAGATGGGGACCTTCCAATGAAGCCATCAGGTGCCACAAAAACAAAGATGCCCTGCACCTACTGCCCAATTAAAAAAGAGTGCTACTCTAAAGAAACACCTACTGGAACAGTGCAGATAGAAAGATTCCAGGTACCAGTGCTGTGATTTGTGCTAATTCAGATTGCCTTAACGATAAGAACTTTGAGCCAAAAACTCATAATCAAAAATATTGTTGCGATGAATGCTGCAGAGTTGCAACTAATAAAAAGATTATGGAAAAGTATTACGAGAAAAAAGCTATACGATCTGGACAAAAAAGACACTGTAAAAAGTGCAACTCTAGTTTAAGTAGATACAATACCTCAACTATATGTGCTAAGTGTGATAAAAGTATATCAACTTCGGATAAAGAAAAAGTATTAAGGATGCTAAATGACTCTGGCCAAATTAGCTAAAACAAAAGCCAGCAGAGTCCTCGGGATAGATGCTTCTACATCTTCAGTTGCCTTCTGCTTGCTAGAAAACAACAAGCCATTGAAGTGGGGAAAGATAAACATACTTGGCAATGATATCTATGAAAAGATATATGATGCTAAAGTAAAGACAGCCCTTATGCTTGATGAACTTAAATCAGATTATATAGCAGTTGAAGGTGCGATACTTGTCAGATCACCTGATGCTGTGATAAAATTATCATATGTCTATGGTGTTGTAATTGCTGAGTTGATGTCAACTGGAGCTAAAGTTATTACAATAAGTCCTTCTGCATGGCAGTCCCACATTGGAAATAAAAACCCAACTAAAGATGAAAAAGATGCAATTAGAATATTAAATCCAGGATACGCAGACTCGTGGTACAAAAACAAATTACGTAACATGAGAAAGCAGAGAACGGCAGATTACTTTAATAAAAAATATGATTTAAACCTAGAAGATTTTGATGTTGCAGATAGTTTTGGCATTGCGTATTATGCTAATGAAGTGTTGACGAAGAGGTGAAATTGTACAAGAATAAAGACTGGCTACATAGAAGATATGTCATCCAAAGAAAAAGCATGGAAGAAATTGCTAGCGAATGTGGAGTAACTGTTATGACCATATACAGAGCCCTAAAAGAAAAAGGTTTAATTAAATGATCACGGATTTGATTGTAGATGATTTTTATAAACAATGGAAAAATAACGGAGTAGTGCATATAAAAAACTGCGTTGATGATTTGCCAGAGTGGGAACGAATTTTAAAAATGTTAAATTTAGCTTCTAGAGAAACCAAATCTGATATAAAATATACTAACCTTGCAGCATTTGAAATTTTATACATGAATATACTTGGAGTAAAAAAAGTTGAATACAATGATGCCCTAATCCCAGAACCTAAAATTAAATCTGATTTAACTTTATTTTTTTCTATATTTTTCCCTGATACAGAGGTTGGCGTTAGACTTTCTGAATCTTTAAATAATCAAATTAAAAACATCAATACTATGCTTAATGTGGATTCTATATACAACTCATTAAAAATTTCTTTTTCCGACAAGTTTGTTCCATACGAATCCCACACTTGGCACACATGCATTATTCAACTAAAAGGAATAAATAATTGGTATTTAAGAGACAAAAGAATTGGTCTTGAAGAAATGTATATCGTTGAACCAGGAGACATTTTGTTTTTTAAAGAAGGAGTTGAGCACCAAGTTTCTAATGAAGAGCCCAGGTCTTCCTTGGTTGGAAGATTTACATTTAATGAAGGCGGTAATAAAAATTAAGCCAACACCAGTTTTTGAAGATTCAAAAGAATTTAGATACGATGACCTATACATGCTTACAGTTGGAACTGAAGCAGGCCATGAAATTTTAACAACCTGCCTTGACATTGCTCATATGCTGATTAAAAAGAATATATCATATGGAAATTCAGCCCTAGATCCAGTTCGTATATTTTCTAAGGCGGGACCAAAAGAGCAACTATACGTTAGAATTGATGATAAGCTAAATAGATTAATTAAGGGTGAAGAATATCCAGGAGATAATGATATTGATGATCTTATTGGGTACCTTATATTATTAAAGGTTGCTAAGGAATTTGCTATTTCAGTCGACTAGAAGTATAATAAAGTCATATGGAAATTGAATTAGCTGATCACTTTGATCGCATGAATAAAGTAGTTGAAGAACTACTTAGGGGAAACAACCCTACCCAGATTGCTACCCTAACAGGCATTAAGAGGGCAGATGTTATTGGCCTGATCGATGAGTGGAAGAATGTAGTCCACAACGACACATCAGCCCGTGAACGTGCTAAGGAGGCTATCTCTGGAGCAGATCAACACTACGCAATGCTTATTAAAGAAGCTTGGAAAACAGTTGAGGATGCAGATCAAGCTGGACAGCTTAGCGTTAAATCTGGAGCGCTAAAACTAATTGCTGATATTGAAGGAAAAAGAATTGGCATGCTTCAAGAAGTTGGACTGCTTGATAACGCAGAACTTGCGGGGCAGATTGCAGAGTCAGAAAGAAAGCAAGAAGTAATAGTAAGAATTTTAAAAGAAGTAACTGCGTCTTGCCCAAAGTGTAAGATGGAAGTTGCTAAGCGTTTGTCTCAAATTACTGGAATTGTTGAGCCTATAGAGATTATTGAGGAAGTAAGTGGAGTTTGATTTTAATGATCTCATTGACATCCTCGATGGCGAAGAGTTTGATGAAAGACCAGTAGACCTTAGAACTTTTGTGACAGACAAAAAATACTTAGGGCTACCAGACTTATCTGAACACCAGTACACGCTTATAGAAAAATCATCTCAGATATATAAAGAGTCAACTTTAATCAAGCTATTTGGTGAAGAAGAAGGATCTCTTAGATACAGGCAGACCTGCAACGAAGTTGTTGCACAGCTTGGCAAGGGCAGCGGTAAAGATTATTGCTCTACTATATCTGTGGCTTATATAGTTTATTTGCTATTATGCTTAAAAGACCCAGCGTCATATTACGGTAAGCCACCAGGTGATTCAATAGATATTATTAACATTGCTATTAACGCTCAGCAGGCAAACAACGTTTTCTTTAAAGGATTTAAAAATAGAGTAACACACTCACCATGGTTTGCTGGCAGATACTTTGAGAAGGCATCTGAAATTAAATTTGATAAGAATGTAACGGTATACTCTGGCCACTCAGAAAGAGAAGCGTTTGAAGGTTATAACGTTCTTGTTGCGGTGCTAGATGAAATCTCTGGTTTTGCTCTAGATAATACAAGCGGACATGATCAGGCAAAAACTGCTAGCGGAATATATGATATGTACAGGGCATCCGTTGATTCTCGTTTTCCAGATTATGGCAAAGTGATACTTCTTTCTTTTCCACGATTTAAAAATGACTACATACAGCAAAGATATGATGATATTATATCTGAAAAAGAAGTTATAGCAAGATCGCATAGGTTTAAACTAGATGAGGCTTTACCAGACCATACTGTTGGAAATGAGTTTGAAATATTTTGGGATGAAGATCAGATTGTTTCTTATAAGTATCCTAGGGTTTACGCTATTCGCAGGCCAACCTGGGAAGTAAATCCAACTAGAAGTATTGAGGATTTTAAGATTGCTTTCTACCGAGATGTTACGGACGCTCTCGGAAGATTTGCTTGCATGCCGCCAGAAGCAATAGATGCTTTCTTTAAATCACGTGAAAAAATTGAGATGGCATTTAATGATTTATCATTAGCTGTAGATGGGTTTGGAAGATTTGAAGAATGGTTTAATCCAAAAGAAGAAACAGATTATTATATCCACGTAGACTTAGCACAAAAACATGACCACTGTGCCGTTTCTATGGCGCATATTGAAAAGTTTGTTAGCGTAAAGGTCACTGACACATACTCACAGCCTGCTCCAATTGTTAAGGTGGATGCCGTAATGTATTGGACACCTACTTCAGATAAGTCAGTAGACTTTGGCGAAGTTAGAGATTATATCCTGTCTCTAAGATCAAGAGGTTTTAACATAAAAATATGTACATTTGACAGATGGAACTCTCATGATATGATGCAGCAGTTAAGGCAGTACGGAATTAACACAGAGACTTTGTCTGTAGCTAAAAAGCATTATGATGATATGGCTATGGTTGTTATGGAAGAAAGACTAAATGGCCCACACATACCCTTGCTTGTTGATGAATTGCTAGAGCTAAGAATTATGAGAGACAAGGTAGACCACCCTAGAAAGGGTTCTAAGGACTTAGCTGACGCAGTTTGTGGGTCTATCTATAATGCAATTAGTTTAACCAGGGCGGCATTTGGAGATATAGAGGTTCATGATTATTCATCTGTTAAGAAACAGTATAGAGAATCTTTAGCAGCAGACGCCCCTAATCTAATTAGAGCACCTTCTCAAATGCCGAGAGATCTTTCTGATGCATTAAGTGGAATGGAAATAGTATGAGTATATATCAAGAAAAAGCTAAGGAGTGTAAATGCTGCAGCAAACATGTTCCGCTTCCTACAAGATTAAAAGAATACAATGGTATTCTAATCTGCCCCACCACATTTGATAACATTCATGAGTATAAAAGAGTTTGGTCTGACATTGGGCATAGACCTCCAGGAAGCATTAGAAAGCATTTTTCAGAGTATGTTCAGCAGATAGTTGAGCAATCTATTGACAAAACTGATAGTAAAATAATATAATTCAACTAGGCAACAGTAGCTTAGTTGGTTAAAGCCCCGAACTCATAATTCGGTAATCGTAGGTTCAAGTCCTACCTGTTGCACAAGGGGGTAACATGTTTGAAGATTATGATGAAGAAGAGATAATGTTAAAAATTCAACATTATCTAGATATTGGTGCAATAAGAGTTGCGGGCTTTACAAAAGATGGAGAAGCTATCTTTGAATTAAATGAAGATGTTACCCCATTGCTCGCCCCAGATTTATGGCAGGCACATGAAGACTACATAGAGTCTGAATTAATAGATTTAGTTAATAATGATTTGATGCAGGTTGAGTATGATGAGGAGCTGAATGCTACTTATAACTTTACCAGAGAAGGGTTCGATATAGCTAAAAGAAAAGGAATTATTCCTTTAGAGGATATCGAAGACTTTGATTTTTAGTAATAGAATTTAGTTATACCTCTGTAGCTCAGAGGAAGAGCAACAGACTTCTAATCTGTTGGCCGCTGGTTCGAATCCAGCCAGGGGTGCAAAACGTTCCTATAGCTCAGTTGGTAGAGCAGCAGACTTTTAATCTGCGGGTCGATGGTTCGAAACCATCTGGGGACACAAGTGGATAAATATCTAACTTATATAAGGAGAATAAATGAAAACTGTAGGAGATAAGATCGGTAACTTTGCCGTTACTGGAGTTAAGCCTGGGGCATTGTCTTACGATGATTCCTCATTTGAAGTAATCACACAAGATTCTTTTCCAGGCAAATGGAAAATTATTGCGTTCTATCCAAAAGACTTTACATTTGTATGCCCAACTGAAATTGTTGCTTACGATGCATTAGTCAATGATTTTAATGATAGAGATACCGTATTGCTAACAGGATCTGTTGATAACGAATTCTGTAAAATTGCATGGCGTAATGCCCATGAAGATCTAAAGAAGACAAACTCATGGTCATTTGCTGATACAGCACATACATTAGCAAATGATCTAGGAGTTCACCACTCTTCTGGAGTTACATACCGTGCAACATTTATTATCGATCCAGATAATGTTATTCAGCATGTTACATGTAATAACCTTGATGTGGGGCGTAATGCAGAAGAAGCACTTCGTGTTTTGGATGCATTACAGACTGGCGAGCTATGTGCTTGCAACAGACCACTTGGTGGAGAGACTCTATAATGACATGGGTAGAACAGCTTAAAGAATCAATTCCAGATTATGCAAAAGATATAAAATTAAATCTGGACGCTGTTATTAATAGGTCAACTATTGATCCTGATGATGCAACGTATATTGCAATTGCAGCAGCTTTTGCCACAGGAAATGCAAAGCTACTTTCATTTATTGTTGCGAGTGCAACAAATGAAGTTGAAAAAAATGCTGCTCTTTCTGCTGGTTCTATCATGGCTCAAAATAATGTCTGGTATCCGTATATTGAGATGGCAGATGATGCCAACCTTAAGGGATTACCAGCCCAGTTAAGAATGAATGCTGTAACATCACATGGGGGTACAACTAAAGGAAAGTTCGAAGCTTACTCCCTTGCTTCTTCCATAATTGGAAAGTGTCATTTTTGTGTTAAAGCACATTATGAAACATTAAAGCAAGAGGGATATAGTGTTGAGCAATTGCGTGATATCGGAAGAATTGCAGCAACTATCAATGCTTTGTCAAAAATATTGTCTGCTTAAAAAGGAGGCAGTGTGGGGAAATATAGAAAACTATTAGACGGAACTTCTGCTAAAGAATATGATTCCCCTATAACTGTTACAATATATACCAAGTGTCCTAACAAATGGAAATTGATAGATATGGAGACTGGCCAAGAATATTTAGCAACCAGGGATATAGAAAATCCTAATCTAGATATTTTAACAGCAATAAAAAATGGCCTATCTCCATCTATCAATATTCATTATGGATCATGGATAAAGTTTAATAAAAGACATGAGTTGAAAGAGGATGAATGAAAAAAGATACAAATACTAGATCGATATGCTTTGATGACATACTACTTGTACCTAAAAAGTCTAATATAGTTACAAGAGGTAACATAAAGCTAGATACTGTAATAGGTAATCCAATTAGACCAGAAGCTTTTATTCATTTAAGATCGCCTTTAATCATGGCCCCTATGGATTTTATTACAAGTAACGCCATGATAGAGAAGGTTATATCGTTTGGTGGAATGTCTATACTTCCAAGGTATGTTAATTTTGATGAAAGAATAAATAGATTAAACACAATACCTTTAAGCGTAGATAGGAAGTTGCTTGGCTTTGCCATATCTATTGAAGAGTCAAGAGATGAAAGATGTATTAAAACTTTAAAAGATTTGGGGATAACAGTATTTCTTTTAGAGGTTGCCCTAGGACATTTAAAAATTGTTGTTGATGCAGTAAGAGATCTTAGAATGCTAGTCGATTCTAATGTTCATATTATGGTTGGAAATGTTTCTTCACACGAAGCTTATAAAGATTTGATGGATGCTGGAGCTGATTCCGTAAGAGTTGGTATTGGTGGAGGAGCTGCTTGTACAACTAGAACCGTTACAGGTTTTGGAGTACCAGTTCTATCTTCAGTTATGGATACATATGAAAATACTAACAAGTCAGAAGTAAATGGAATAATATCTGACGGAGGAATAAAAAATAATGGAGATGTTGCAAAGGCTCTGGCAGCTGGAGCTTCTGCTGTAATGATGGGATCTTTCTTTTCTGGACATGATGAGTGTGACAGAGATAAAGATGGCAGGCATGTATTTAGAGGGTCTGCTTCAATGGAAGTTCAAAAGGATAATAACCCAGATCTAGTTAAAGACTTAAGTAATGTGTATGTAGAAGGTGTGTCAGGATTTGTTAGTCCTAAAGGCCCAGTAGAATATTCGCTGAATATGCTTTTAAATAATATAAAGAGTGCTTTATCTTACTCTGGATCAGAAAATCTATTAGACTTTAGAGAGAATGCTACATACATTGAGGTTTCATCGATGTCTAATTTAGAGTCTGGAAACAGAGTTTAAATGGTATTGTTATTTTAATTAAATATGCTACAATTGATACTGATTGCTAAACGATAAGGATAATAATGATTATACAGATTATAGGCCTGCCAGGCTCAGGGAAAACCGAATTAGCTAAAGCATTAAAAGAAAGAATAAATGCTATTCATCTTAATGCAGACGATGTTCGTGCTACAGTAAACTCTGACTTAGGCTTCACGCCAGAGGACAGATTAGAGCAAGCAAGACGCATGGGCGAGATGGCAAGATTGATATCTAAGCAAGGCGTTGCCCCAGTCATTGTTGACTTTGTTTGCCCAACAGATTTAACTCGAACAGCATTTGGAAAGCCAGACATATTAGTGTTTATGGATACAATTGTTGAAGGTCGCTTCGAAGACACCAATAAGATGTTTGAGCGTCCAGAAAATGCAGACGTATCTTTTATTAGCCACAACTTAGATGCAGAAGAAAAGGCATCACATATAATTCAAAAGTTTAATTTACATGATTGGTCAGCTCCAACCACACTGATGCTTGGTCGATATCAGCCATGGCATGAGGGTCATCATGCTCTATACAAAGAGGCGGGTAAAAGAACAGATCAGGTATTACTTGGCGTACGTAATACATATAACACAAGTGAAAAAGATCCACTTAAGTTTGATCAGGTAAAAGAATATATTGCTAAAGATGAATTTATGGATGGCGCATTAGTACTAAGACTACCTAACATTACTAATATTGTATATGGTAGAGATGTGGGATACAAAATTGAACAAGTAGATTTGGGGGCAGACATTCATGCTATTTCGGCTACGCAAAAACGTAAAGAGATGGGTATCTAAAGTCTGGGACTGGATTACTAAAGACAATGATATGGAGTGGCCATCATGAAAGTAACTAAACGAAGATCAGCGCTAAAAGCAATTACTTGGCGTATCATTGGAACGGCAGACACATTTGCAATATCTTGGGCAATAACTAAAGAGCCAGTTACAGCAGGGGCAATAGCAAGTTTTGAGGTATTTACAAAAACAATTCTTTATTACTTCCATGAGCGTGGTTGGAATAAAGTTAAATGGGGGAGAAAGTAATGTTTGAATACTATGTAAAGAAAGTAAGTAAGGTTGTAGACGGAGATACAATTGATGTTGATATTGATCTAGGCTTTGATATCTCCTTTAGCTCAAGAGTAAGACTTGCTGGAATAGACACTCCAGAAAGCCGTACAGCCGATAAGATGGAGAAAGCTCTCGGTCTTGAAGCCAAGGCTTACCTTAAGAGTGCAATTGATTCAGCTAAAACTGTTGTTATTAAAACAGAAAAAATTGATTCATCAGAAAAGTATGGTCGCATACTGGGCTGGGTTTTCTTGGACGGAGCAGAGAAATCTATTAATCAAAAGATGATTGAGGATGGTCATGCCTGGGGATATATGGGAGAAACAAAGATCAAAGACTTTGCTGCGTTGGCTAAGGCAAGGGCAAAATCTAAATAGAATGAGATTTCATTGGATGGTTAAAGATAACCTGTCACCAAAAGATTTAAAAAAGATTTCTAAAGTATTAGATTTCTATGGGTATGAATCTATGCTGTTGACATTCCATTCCGATGAATCAGATTATTGGATAAAGGCTGCAAATGCTATTGATATAGAAGATAAGATTAAGTATATGATAGCTCTTAGGCCGTATGCAATAACTGCTGCCTATTGCTCAATGATAATAAAAGGGTTTAATGAGATTCAGAATGACAGGATGTCTTTAAATATAATAGCAGGGACTTACGATGAAGAACAGCAGATATTTTGCAATACAACATCAATGGATGAAAGAAAAAAGAGCAGCGGGCTCTTTGCTAAAGACCTTAGAGCATTAAATAAAAATTGTCCAGAAATATTTTTTAGCGGGTCATCTCCAGAAACAGTAGACAATGTGGTAAAGTTTGGAAATGGTCAAGTGGTTACGCTGTCAAAATTTAATGAGGCGGGACCACAAAGTGCTAGAAGCATAGTAAGGGTATCAGTAGTTATAGATAGTAATGCTAAGTTTATATATGATAGTATGCAAGACGGTAAAGAGAAAAGCAACACTATCTATGGCAATAAAGAAGAAATAAAGAACCAGATTAAAGATTTAGAGAATAAGGGAGTTACAGATTTGCTTATTTCAAACACTTCCTTTGGCTCTAACAACTCTGAGATACATGAAGTTGTTCTGGAAATGTTGGGGGAACAAAATGCCAGTTTATGAATATAAGTGCTCATACGATGATGCACATGCAAAGATGTCAGTCCATAGGCCAATGACTGAAGATGATCCTGGATATACATGTGTTGAATGTGAGTCTGAAATGACAAGGTTTTTTACTACTGTTGGAGTACAGTTTAAGGGTAATGGATTCTACAAAACAGATAATCCTAAATAGCTAGGTGGTATAATTATAGGTATCAAGCAAATTGCTTAGGAGATACCTAATTGAAGAAAAAGATAAGAGTAATTACAGCCTTCCTACTTTCAGTAGGTTGGCTTTTTGCTGCACCCACACAAGCACAAGCAGCAGAAGGATTGACCGCTCAAGTCTACAATGTTCTTGGTCAGAATAATGCCCCATATATCCCACAAGGATCCTCCCCTATACTAACTATCAATGTTCCTAATATTGACTTTCAGTGGGGCAGTGGTGGCGTTTCAGGTACATATAACACAGAAGATGTAATAGTTAGATATACAGGATCAATAATTAGCAATACTACTCAAAACATATCATTTCAGGCAACAGCAGATGACGGAACTAAGCTATACCTTGATGGCAATTTAATAACAGATGATTGGTTTGATAAGGGCGGGGGAGGAACTATAAGCTCCCCAGTATCTTTTACAGCAGGAGTTCCAAAAACAATAGAATTGATGTACTATGAAAATGGTGGCGGGGCCTGGGTTAGCCTAGCTTGGGATCAATCTGGCTCAATGCAGGTCATCCCCTCGTCAGCCTTTACTTCACAAGCAGCACCAGTAGTTAAAACAATAGGGCCGCCAAGAAATTTGACAGTAGTAGATGGCGCAACAACAACAGTCTTAGATTGGGATGCCCCAGATACTGGTAACACTCAGCCAGAAAGATATGCAATAAGTTTTAATTGTTCTGGCTGTAATGGGTGGGGAATTGCAACTGGAAATGTTGGTGGACCTAATTCTTTAAACACAACAATAACAATTGATCACTCATTGCTTGAGTCACTAAGACCAAGCGGGACTGTATGGTCATTTCATATTAGATCAGACAATGATACATTAGCGCTATACTCTCAAAACTCAAATGTTGTTACATTAAAAATTGGAAAGACTGCTGAAGAGATTGCAGCAGAGCAAGCAGCAGCACAGGCCGCTATTGATGCAGAGAACGCAAGACTCGCTGCAATTGCTGCAGAAGAAGCAAGGTTAGCAGAGATAGCAAGACTAGCAGAAGTGGCAAGGCTTGCAGAGATTGCTAGACTAGCAGAGGTTGCTAGATTGGCAGAAGTTGCTAGGCTTGAAGCAGAAGCAGCAGCACTATTGGCAGCACAACAAGAAGCAGCAAGATTAGCAGCAATTGCTGAAGCAGAAAGACTTGCTGCAATTGCAGAAGCAGCACGAATTGAATCAGAAAGATTAGCAGCCATCGCTGCAGAAAACGCAAGACTAGCAGAGATTGCTAGACTAGAAGCCATAGCAGCAGAGAATGCAAGACTAGCAGAGATAGCAAGACAAGCAGCAATCAATGCAGAGAACGAAAGATTAGCAGAGATTGCTAGACTTGCTGCAATTAAAGCAGAGGCAGATCGTTTAGCAGCAATAGAAGCAGCAAGAGTCCAAGCAGAAAAAGATAGACTTGCTGCGGAAGCAGCAGCAAAAGCAGAGGCAGATCGCTTAGCAGCAGAGGCTGCTGCAAAGAAAGCAGAAGAAGAAAGAATTGCTGCAGCATTAGCAAAGGCAAAGGCTGAAGAAGAAGCAAGAATTGCTGAAGAGAAAAGAAAAAAAGCAGAAGAGGATGCCAGAATTGCTGAAGAAGCAAGACTAAAAGCAGAAGCAGAAGCAAAGGCTGCAGAAGAAGCCAGAATTGCTGCTGAAAAAGCAGCCAAAGAAGCAGAAGAAGCCAGACTAAAAGCAGAAGAAGAAGCAAGAATTCAGGCAGAAAAAGATAGACTGGCAGCAGAGGCTGCAGCAAAAGCAGAAGCAGACAGATTAAAAGCAGAGGCAGAGGCAAAAGCCAAGGCAGAAGAAGATGCACGACTTGAGGCAATAAAAAAGGCACAAGAAGAAGCAAATGCTAAGGCTGAAGCAGACAGACTTGCACAAATTGCTAAAGATAAAGCAGCAGAAGAAGCAAGAGTATTAGCAGAACAAAAGGCTAAAGAGGCCGAAGCTGCAAGATTAAAGGCAGAAGAAGACAGAAAGGCTGCTGAGCAAAAGGCTTTGACTGACGGAAAGATTACAGCAGAAGATACTAAAAAGGTTTTAGATAATATTAACTCTGATGGTAAAGTAACCCAGGCAGAAGTTAAGAGTATTGTAGAAGCAATTAAACAATCAGACGCTCCATTAACTGTTGAGCAAAAAGATTTAATTGCAACAGTAGTTGTTGCAGCAGCGATATCATCTGGAGAAAATGTAACAGCAGCACAAATTCAAGATGCTGGTATTGAATAT